CCCATGCGCGGTTAAAACCCCCGGCCTGACCCGAATCAGCAAAATGGGTTCGGCCTTAATTTGGAATCAACGAATGGCCGGTGTCAAGGGCAGAAGCGGAGGGCCGAGGCCCAACAGCGGCGGCAAACGGCCGGGCGCTGGCCGCAAGCCGAAGCCCAAGGTGCCGGATGCGCCGATGGCGCCGGACGGGACCGCTGTTGCCATGCAGGATCGGCCGGGCGCTGATGCGGCGGATCAGGGCCTTGCCCCTGCCGACGACCCGCTGGCGTTCCTAATCGCCGTGATGAACAACCCGAGGGCGTCGCCAGCGCTGCGTGTCCGGTCAGCGATTGCCGCGGCCCAGTACAAGCACACCAAGCGGGCGGACGGCGGGAAGAAGGACGAACTGGTCGACAAGGCCAAGAAGGCGACGACTGGCCGATTTGGGTCCGTCGCGCCCCCGAAGTTGGTCGTCTCGAACGGTCGCTGATCGCCGCAATGGAATGGAACACGGCTTGCCCTGACTGGGGCAGGCGCATCGTCGCGCGGCAAAGCCTGATCGCGGCGCCGCCGTTGTTCAAATCCCAGGCCGAGGCGGGCTTGGCTGTGATGGATCAGTTGCGGGTTGTGGATCAACCCGGTAGTCCGACATGGGGTGAGATAAGCCGGCCATGGCTTCGTGACTTCGTTGCAAACATATTCGGCGCCTACGATGCAGATACTGGCGCAAGGCTGATTCGAGAGTGGTTTCTGCTGATCAGCAAGAAAAACTCGAAATCTACGACGGCCGGCTTTGTGATGCTGACCTTCCTGATACTCAACTGGCGGATGGCCGGTGAGTTCGGAATCTTGGCCCCGACCGTCGAAGTCGCCAACAACGCATTCAAGCCGGCGGCGGACGCCATCAAGGCCGACGAGGAACTGTCCGCGCTGCTGCACGTCCAGGACCACATTCGGACCATCACGCACCGCGTCACAAAGGCGACGTTGCAGGTGGTCGCGGCCGACAGCGAGACCGTTGCCGGAAAGAAGTGGATCGTCACGCTGGTCGATGAGCTGTGGCTGTTTGGGAAGAAGGCGAACGCCGAAGACATGCTGCGCGAGGCAACCGGCGGCCTGCTCAGCCGGCCCGAGGGTTGCGTGTTGTACCTGAGCACGCAGAGTAACGAACCTCCGGCCGGCGTGTTCAAGAGCAAGCTGCAGTACGCGCGCGGCGTGCGCGATGGGCGCATCGCTGATCCGCAGTTCTGCCCGGTGCTGTACGAGTTCCCCGACGACATGATCAAGGCAAAGGCCTTCATGGACCCGGGGAACTTCTACGTCACCAACCCGAACATGGGGGCCAGCGTCGATGAGCCGACGCTGATCCGGCTTCTCAGCCAGGCGCAGGAGGCCGGAGAAGACAGCGTGCGCGGCTTCCTGGCCAAGCACCTCAACGTCGAGATCGGAATGGCGCTGCGGTCCGACCGCTGGGCCGGCGCCGACTTCTGGCAATCGTCGGCGATCGTGCTGACGCTTGACGAGTTGCTTGACCGGAGCGAGGTAGTCACGACCGGCGTCGATGGCGGCGGCCTCGATGACCTGCTTGGCTTGTGCGTGTTGGGCCGAGAGTTCATTACCCGGCGCTGGCTGGTCTGGTGCAAGGCCTGGGCGCATCAGATCGTGCTGGAGCGCCGCAAAGCCATCGCGTCGGTACTGCGCGACTTCGAGAAGGCGGGCGATCTGGTGATCGTCGAGAAGCCAGGCGACGACGTGAAGCAGGTTGCCGACATCATCTGCCGCATCAACGACCGCGGCTTGCTGCCGGAGAAGAACGCGATCGGCGTTGACCGTCACGGCATTGGCGCACTTGTGACCGAGCTGGAGAAGCCCGAGCGGAACATCAAGCCCGAGCAACTGCAGGGCATCCCGCAGGGCTACAAGCTGCAGGGGTCGATCAAAGACAGCGAACGCATGCTCGCCGGTGGCGAGATGGTGCATGCCGACCAAGGTCTGATGACCTGGTGTGTCGGCAACGCGAAGGTCGAGCAAAGCGGTAATGCGATCTACGTGACCAAGGCCGCGAGCGGGACCGCCAAGATTGACCCGTTGATGGCCATGTTCGATGCCGTCGCGCTGATGTCCCTGAACCCCGAGGCCAACGTCATCGGGGAAGACTACGAACTGCTCGGCGTGTAGCTGAGCGCAACAGCAACAAGCTGCCTTCGGGCGGCTTTTGCGCTTCTGCAGGAGCTTGAACGATGGCCGCTGGATCGTGGATTGCCGATGGCTGGGCGCCGAACCGAGGCTGCGCATAGCGCATTTGCGCGCATGACGCAATCGCCCCCGACCTGAGCAAGCAGCCATGGCCATCGCATTCGACGCAGCAAGTCACTCACGCGCGACCGGGGCAGCCGCGCTCACCTTCGCGCACACGTGTTCGGGCACGTTCCGCGGCTTGTTCGTGGGCGTCATCGGCGACACCACCAGCGACCTGGTGACCGGCGTCACCTACAACGGCGTCGCAATGACGCAGGTGAACAAGGTCAAGGCCACCGGCGGGCGCTGGAACTACCTTTACTACCTGGCAGGCCCGGCCACTGGCGCAAACAACGTCGTCATCAGCGCGTCGACCTCGATGTATATCGAGGGCAATGCGGCCAGCTACACCGGAGTGCTGCAGACCGGTCAGCCCGAGGCCAACGCCACCGGCAGCAACGCCAGCGCAGCGACGCTCGGCGTGGCCGTCACCACGCTGACCGACAACGCCTGGGTCGTCAATTCGGCGCTCGGCCAGGCCGGCACGATCACGGCCGGCGGCGGAACGACCCAGCGCGCGACCGATCTGGTCGGCGCGTTCCAAGACTCTGGCGGCGTGGTCACGCCTGCGAGCGGCAAGACGCTGAACATCTCGCAGGCATCGGCCAACTGCATCAGCGGCATCGTCGCGGCGATCGCGCCCGACACCACGCCGGCCAACAGCCTGAGCGTGTCGAGCCCGGTGCAGTACAAGACCTTTCAGCGCAGCGCGTCGACGGGCAGCATCACCATCAGCGGCAGCCACAGCGGCGCCACGGAGGACATCGAGGCCAGCTTCAACGGCGGCGCGTACCAGACGATCGCGACGGCAGTGGTGGCCGGGTCCTTCAGTGGCACGCTGACCGGCCAGGCGCAGGGCCAGGGCACTCTCACGGTGCGCAAGAAGGTCAGCACCACCGCGAGTGCGACAGTCGCCAACGTTGGCATCGGAGACGTGTTTGTCGTCGGCGGCGACTCGCGCGCGGTTGGGCAAGCGACTAATGCCCAGTCATACGCTCATGCGACGCTCAAAGCCACGCGATACAACGAAGCCGACACCTGGGGGCTTGCCAACGACCCCGTCGATACCAGCACAAACATTGGATCGCATTGGCCGCTGCTGGCCACGCAGATCATGGCCGACCAGGGTGTGCCGGTCGCGTTCATCTCGGTGGGCACCGGGTCCACCGACGTGGCCGGTAGCCACAACGAATGGACCAAGAACAACAGCGGTTATGCCAACCTGGTGCAGCAGGTCACCGACAGCGGCGTGAATGCGGTCAAGGCCGTGCTCATGCTGCTCGGGCCCAACGCAGTGGTCAACGCCAGCACGATCAGCAAGGTGACGTACAACGCGGCCATCGACACGATGGTCGGCAACCTGGTGACGGACGTGCCAGGTGCGCCGAAGGTCATGATCGACGTGTGCGGCGAGGTTGCAACCGGCTCGCCGCCTGATCGGCGCTCTGCACTCGACAACATCCGTGGCGCCATCATCGAGGCGTGGGGCGACAACGCCAACGTGTTGCCCGGACCGTGCCTGATCGAACAGGACTACGCGGACGGCGTGCACTTCGCCACCGACGCGGCCGAGCTGGAGGTCGCCAAGCGCACCTGGATCGCGCTCAAGGCCGCGCTCTACGGTGGCAGCGGCGGGCGCGGGCCGCGCTTGTCGTCGGCGCAGTGGAACGCCGGCCGCAATCAACTGACGGTCGTCTTCGACCGATCGCTGAAGACCGGACTGACGTTCGGCACTGCTGCTTGGATCGTCAAGGACAGCGGCACGCCGATGACGATCAGCAGCATCGCCTACCACGGCAGCAACCCTGCCGCGCTGGTGATCACGACATCGGCCGCGGCTGTCGGCTCCAACGGGACGACGACCCTGACGTTTGCGTCCGGCGAGGACGCCAAGGGCTTGGTCGTCCCACTGTCGACCGACATCACCGTTGCGTCGGGCGCCGCAGTGCAGATCCCGGCCGAGCCGATCTATGCGGCGGCAGTTTCAGACGTAGGCGGACTGGCGTACTTCAACCCGCCCGGTAGAGCTGGCTTCCAGACCGCTGCGTGCAACTTTCAGGGGTAGACCATGCTGCAGACATTCAAGAATGGACAGGGCAGCATCGTGCTGCGCATGAAGTTGCTCGACTCCAGCTTGTCGACAGGCGCCGGATTGACCGGCCTGACAAACGCAAGCAGCGGTTTGAAGATCAGCACCATCGCTGACAACGAATCGTCGGCGGTTGCATACACAGTGGCCGGTTCTACCGTCGAGACCATCACGACGCTGGGCACGTATGCGGCACCTACGGCAACAAAGTGTCGATTCAAAGAAGTCGACGCGACGAACCATCCTGGGGTCTATGAACTGCACATCGCTGACGCACGCTTTGCAGTTTCGAATGCCAAGAGCCTGCTGATCAGCATCAGCGGGGCGACCAACCTCGCGCAAGCGGATGCCGTCATCCAACTGCAGTCCGACGACCCATTCGTTGCCAAGCCAAGCAACTACGCCTCGCTGTCGATCAGCGGAACGGGAACAGTCGCGTTCAATGCGTCGGAGCGCACATCAGTTGCAGATGCAGTTCTCGACAGGGATATGTCGGTCGGTACGGATAGCGGAAGCCCGTCAGTGCGCACAGTGCGGCAGGCGTTGCGATTCCTGCGCAACAAGTGGTCAATCATCGGCACGACACTGACGGTGATGAAGGAGGACGATGCAACTGCATCGTGGACTTCTACTGTCACGGCCACTGCCGGCGCTGATCCGATCACCGGCAACGATCCGGCCTGATCGTGGCCGCGGGCCTGCGATCACCGCTTCCGTGGCTTGGCGTTTCAAGTCCGCACGCAAGCGCACCCGCATCGGCTGGATTTAGAAGCCCACTCGCTCCGTGGATCGGCTCTGGCGGGGTTCCTGGACCCGTGGCGGCGCCTATAGCTGGATTTGTCGGCCTCATGGGATTCTGGTTGGGGGGCGTGTCGCACATCGGTAGCCCGGTCAACCCGGGAGGGTTCATTGATGGCAACCCGCATGTCTGGTTGGTTGATGCGCGCCAGCGGCACGTTCAGATCTTCGGTTCCGCGAGAGTTGCTCTCCTGAGTTGAAACAGCCATGCAAATTCTCGAAAAGCGAACCTATGACCGCAGGACGTTCGATCTCAACTGCACGGACCTGCTTGCCGATGCCGAGACGATTTCAAGCGTCACGCGTGTTTCAGCGGATCAGGGCGCGCTTTCGTTCGGCACGGCAGCGGTCAACACTGGGCTCGTGACATACCCAGATGGAAGCACCGCAGCGGCAGGCAAGGCAATTCAGGTGCAGATCAACGATGGCACCCTGCCCGATGGCATTGAGCGCCTTCTGTGCACTGTTCGCGCGTGGATTGTGACTAACGTTAACCCGCGCATCGAAGTCACGGCCTTGCTGCTGCTGACCGACACCCCGGAGTGACCACTCGATGAACGTGAAGATCTTCAACGTGGCGATGATGGTCGGTTGGCTGATGGTGCTGGCCGGAGGCGTTGTCATCCATCCGGGCTGGGGTGTGGCCATCGCAGGCGCCTTGCTGCTGGTGCTGTCGCTCGCATCGGCATACCTTGCGGGGCTGTATGCGCCAGGCCAGTCCACCAAGCCGGCTGACTCGTCGGACGGCGAAGGCGCCTGATGTTCATCACCAAGCTGCGCGCCGATTCGGGCGACCGATCGCCGGGCGGCGAGTTCTGGTTCACGCCGATCGGGGCGCGCACGTCGGCCGGCATCCGCGTCAACTCGCAGTCAGCGTTGGCGCTGCCGGCGGTCTGGTCTTGTGGGCGCGTGCTGGCCGAAAGCTTTGCGGTGCTGCCGTTCATGCTGTACCAGCCGAAGGCGGGCGGGCGCGGCCGGACGCGCGTCACGCAGCACTGGCTTGAGCGGCTGATGTGCCGCAAGCCGAACCGGTTCCAGTCGCCCTACGAATGGCGCCTGATGCTGCAGTGGCATCTGGCGCTGCGCGGCAATGCGTTCTGTCAGATCAGCGAGGATGGCCGCGGCAACATCACCGAACTTTTGCCGCTGAACCCCGATCGCATGTCGGCCGAAATGCTGCCCGGCGGGAACTACCGCTATCGCTACGTGGACGACTCCGGTCGGACGTTGTACTACCTGCGCAGCGAGATCTGGCACCTGCGCGGAGTCAGTACCGATGGCATCGTCGGCCTGAACCCGATCGAGGTTGAGCGCGAGGCCATTGGTGAAGCGATGGCGATGCAGAGCTACGCGTCGCGGTTCTTCGCCAACGACGCCAAGCCGGGCGGCGGATGGATTGAGCACCCGGGCGGCTTTGCATCGACGACCGCAAAGAAGATCTTCCGCGAGTCGTGGCAGGAGATGCAAGGCGGGGCCAATCGCGGCAAGGTCGCGGTGCTTGAGCGCGGCATGAAGTTCCACGAACTCGGCCTGAACAACGTCGATGCGCAGTTCATCGAAGGTCGCGGCCTGAAGGTCGCTGACATCTGCCGGATCTTCCGCATGCCGCCGCACAAGATCCAGGATCTTCAGCGGTGCATGCCGGCCGACACGTTGGTCTTCACTTCATCCGGCCCGAAGCGCATCGCAGATGTGCGGCCCGGAGATTCAGTGTGGAGCCCAACGCCGACCGGACCAAAGCTATGCCGTGTTGTGAATCACTGGGATAACGGCGTGCGCGAGGTGCTTGAAATCCGCACAACGAATCGCACGGTGCGATGCACTTCGAATCATCGTCTTTTGGTGCGACGCGCTTTCGAGCGCGACTTGAATCCGGGAGAGATCGGCGGGCGCAACGTCGATGGCGTGAAGAAGCGAGTCCTCTGGAAAAATGTCTACGTAGCTGCGGGCGAGTTGACTCCAGGCGATACGCTGGTCACTCTTGGCCGGCTGCCTTCGAGCGGCGTGCGGACGGCTCCGAACGGCCGCCAATTGACGGTCGGATTCATGGAGTTTGCCGGGTTGCTCGCCGCGGATGGCAACATCACCTACGGCAACGGAAGACCGCGCGGAGCGCAGATTGCCCGCGGAGAAAAGGCGAACTACATGGCCCCGTACCGGGAAGCCATGCAGGCAGAGTTTGTTCGCTTCCCGCCTGGCGGCGGCCGTGGCGCGCTGGCACTTGCGGCGGAGATGGAGCCAATCCTGTTGCGCGAAAGCGTGCGGCAGACCGTGTTTTCGTCAGTTCAAGCGGGGCAGGAACTGTTTGACCTTGGGTTTCATGGCACGGCGTTTACGAAGCGCGTCCCTGGGTGGGTGTTTGGCTTGGCCGATGACTTGCAACTGGCGTTCTTGCGTGGCTTCCTTGACGGCGACGGTACGGTCGATGCAAAGGGCAGGATTACCTACTACTCCGCAAGCAAGCCGTTGCTCGACGACATTAGGCACTTATGCATGGGTATGGGCGTCCCAGTGACAAACGCACGATCCGATGTCAACGGAACGAAGGCGTTCGGACGCCGCACTCGGATGTGGCGCTTTACGTGCTCGAACCCGGGCGCAAACTTGAGTATCGGGTCACACGACGCTCGGTATGTCACGCGACTGAATGAAGCAAGGCCGTTTGGACGCAAGGACCGCGCTTATCCAAGGTTCGGAGGCCGAGACTTCGTGTCCCCAGGGATGGCGCTGTCGCGCATCAATGGCATAGATCGTCTGCCGGCAGAGCCCGTCTATGACATCGAGGTCGAGGGCGAGCACTGTTTCTTCGCGGACGGGGTGGCTTCCCACAATTCCACAAACAACAACATAGAGCATCAGGGCATCGAGTTCTGGAACGACACGATGCGGCCCTACTCGTGCCTGTGGTCCAGCTCGATCGGCTGCTTCCTGCTGGGCGAAGAGTCTCCGCTGCAACCGACCTTCGACATGAGCGAGGTTCTGATGGGCGACTCTCAGGCGCGCTCGCGCTACTGGTCGACCATGACCGCGGCCGGCATCCTGACCCGCAACGAGGGCCGTGAGTCGGAAAACTATGATCCGCTTGACGGCCTCGATGAGCCACTGCAGCCGATGAACATGGCGCAGGCCGGCGCCAACGCCGTGCAGCCGCAGGACCGCGGGCAGCCGCAGAACAGCGCCCGGATGATGAGCATGCTGCAGGCCAATGCTGGCCGCATGGCGCGGCGCCTGGCCGCTGGCAAAGAGCCGACGCCGGAAGCGCTGGCCGAGTCGCTGGCAGTCGATGTCTCGGCGGCCTCCGAGTGGCTCGACAACCCGGACAACTGGCCGGGTCCCGAGGCGCAGATTGCGCAATCGCTGATGGACCTTGCCTTGAAGGAACCCGCATGAAGCACCCCCACCTCTTGGCCTGGGCACTCTCGACGCCATGGGCCATGCGGCCCGAAGCGATGGCCGCTTACGCGATGGTCCTGGCAGCGCACTACGGCTCGCCGGGTGCGATGGCCGCTGCCGTCAGCGGTTTCAAGTCGCAGTCCGGGTCTGAACCTCAAGCCGCGGCAGCGTCCAGTGGCGGCGGAACACGATCCGGCAGCGTCGCCGTCATTCCGGTCGTCGGCCCCATCGTCGAATGGCCCGGCCAGATCGATATGTGCGAAGGCGGCACCAGCACGCGGCAGGTCTCCGCGCTGCTGACGCAGGCCGAGTCCGACGAGACCGTTGCCGGCTTGATGATGGTCTTCAGCACCCCAGGGGGCAGCGTCTATGGTGTGCAAGAGGTCGGCGACACCATCAACCGCGTGAAGTCGAAGAAGCCTGTCTTCGGCGTCGCGCAGAGCCTGGCGGCGTCGGCCGGCTATTGGATGCTCTCGCAGTGCACCGAGGCCTACTGCAGTCCTGGCGGCGAGGTCGGCAGCATCGGCGTCTACAGCGGGCATGAGGACATCAGCAAGGCGCTTGAACTGGCCGGCGTGAAGATCGAACTGTTCAGCGCCGGCAAGTACAAGACCGAAGGCCATCCGTTCGGCCCGATGGATGCCGAGGGCAAGGCCTTCCAGCAGCAGCGCGCGCAGGACTACTACGGCGCATTCACCAAGGCCGTTGCGCGCGGTCGCGGTGTTCCGATCGATGCGGTTCGCAACGGCATGGGCGAAGGTCGCGTGCTGGGCGCCGATGCCGCGCTGGCCGAAAAGATGATCGACGGCGTTGCCTCGATGGAAGAGGTACTCGCCAAGCTGCAGCGGTCCACCCGCCGCCCTTCGCGCTCGGCGCTGGCAGCCGCCCGCAACGACATGGAGATCCTGGGGTGAACAGGATCCGCCTTCGGATCGGGTGGACTTGCTGCGATGAGTGTCACCGCACCCATCACACTTTGCTTGCTGCGCGCGTGCACAACCTGCTGATCCGCGCGCGTTTGTTCGTCATGGGCTTGGCACGGCCCGCCCGCTGAAGGAGTCCATCGACCCCTGAAGCGCAGGCCCCTTCGGGCCGTTGTGCAACCCAACCGGCCGCCTTCGGGCGGCTTTCTCGTTTCTGGCCGCCTTCGGGCGGCCTTTGCATTTGTGGAGCTTGAAATGAAGAACCGTTCCGTGATCACCCTCATCGGCGCCGCGCTGGCGCTTGTTGCCGCGGGCGTCGCCTGGGCTCAACCTGACCTGGCGGCAGCCGTCGTCGGCTTCCTGTCGTCGCCCGATGCGCTCGTGCTGACCGCCTTCGGTCCGCTCGTGCGCAGCCTGCAGGCGCAGGACGTGTCGGCCGCCACCGCGATGCGCGCACTGGTCGATGCCGCTGAAGCCGAAAACCGCGATCTGACCGAAGCTGAAGCGACGACGTTCGCGCAGCACAAGGCCAATCGGGTTGCGTTGAAGGCCCGCATCGAGCGCGCGCAGCAGATGGAACTCGACGAAGCCGGTCTGGCCGCGTCGACTGCAGCCATCAACAGCGCAGGTCCGGTTGCCGGCATCGACCAGCTCGGGCGCTCGATCGTGGCGCTGGCGTCTGGTTCGATCAACGTGTCGGACAACATCCAGAACGACCCCGGCCGCGGCTTCCACAACATCGGCGAGTTCGCGCGTGCGGTTCACGGCGCCTGGCGGTCCAACAAGACGGGCGTCGGCGGCATGGATTCGCGCCTGGTGCACCTGCTCGATGGCCGCGGCCCGCAAGCCGCTGCCCCGAGCACGTACACGGGCGAGGGTTCCGGCGCTGACGGCGGATTCCTGATCCCGCCCGGCTTCTCGTCCAACGTGTTCAGCCTGTCGCTGCTCGAAGACTCGCTGCTGCCCTACACCGATCAGATGCCCATCGACGGCAACTCGATGCTGATCCCGAAGGACGAGGCAACCCCGTGGGGCACCAACGGCCCGCGCGCCTACTGGCAGTCTGAAGCCGGCGCCGGCACGCCGACGAAGTCCGCGATCAGCATGATGGACTTGCGGCTGAAGAAGCTGCTGGCCCTGACGCCGGTGTCGGACGAACTGCTGGCGGACACGTCGGCGTTGAACGCCTACCTGCCCAAGCGGATGGCGTTGTCGGTGCGCTGGAAGACCAACGAGGCGATCATGTTCGGGTCCGGCAACGGCACCCCGCTGGGCGCCTTCACGGGGGCTGCCGGCGTGGTGCAGGCGAAGGACTCCGGTCAGTCGACCCTGACGTTGACCACTGCCAACCTGCTGAATATGTTCTCGCGCCTGCCCCCGGGCTCGTACGGTTCGGCGGTCTGGCAGATCAACAACACCGTCATCCCCGCGCTGGGCGGCCTGACGCTGGGCAACTACCCGATCTTCCTGCCAATGGACTGCGGTCCGACCGGCGCGGCGAACGGTGGCCCGCTCCAGCAGGGCATTCAGTGGACGCTGCTCGGCCGCCCGGTGCTGATCACCCAGCACGCGAAGGCCTTCAGCTCGCAGGGCGACGTGATCCTGACCGATCTGTCGTACTACCAGACCATCACCAAGGCCGAAGGCATCCAGACGGCAACGTCGATGCACCTGTACTTCGACGCCGACGCGATGGCCTTCCGGGTCACGTTCCGGGTCGACGGTCAACCCAAGATCGCCGCGCCCATCAGCCCGGCCAACGGCAGCACCACGCTGTCGCCCTTCGTCCAACTGCAGGCCCGTTGATCGGGCTGGCCGGGCCTTCTCGGCCCGGCTCTCGCATTCCACACATCAGGAGTTCATCACCATGATCCCGAATACCAAGCTCCAAGAGGCAGTCGCCATCCTCGACAACGTTGCCCCGATCAGCCAAGGCGCCGGCAGCGTCACGTCCGGCTGGGTGTCGATGGCCAACTTCCACCGCATCGCCGCCATCATCCAGACCGGTGTGCTGGGCGCGTCGGCCACGCTCGACGCGAAGTTGCAGCAGGCCACCGACTCCAGCGGAACCGGCGTGAAGGACATCACCGGCAAGGCGCTGGTGCAGATCGTCAAGGCCACCGGCGACGGCAAGCAGGCGATGCTCGAAGTGGCCGATGCCGAACTCGACACAGCCAACGGCTTCAGCTACGTGCGGCTGTCGATGACCGTGGGCACCGCCGCGTCGCTGGTCAGCGCCATCGTGCTCGGCTTCAACGCGCGCTTCATGCCCGCGTCGGTGCTGAACAACGCCACCGCGGTGCAGTTGGTCGGCTGATAGCCTGCCTGAGAGCCTGCCGGCGCATTGCCGGCCTTGCCTGCCGGACTGACAACCCGGCAGGCCATCCCACGAGGCGCCCATGAAAGCAGTCCGCATCACAAACAGCCACTTCGAGACTAACGGATGGGGCATCAGCGAACCGCGGTTCGTCGGCGGCCAGCACTATCCGCTCGATGCCGGCACGCAGCGTCAGGTCGACCTGGGGAACGGCGAAATCATCGAAGTGCCGGATGACCCCGAGAAGGCGCAAACCGCCGCTGAAGCCGCCGAGGTCCGCGCCGAGAAGGCTGCCGTCGCCGCGCAGGCTGCCCGTGATGCGGCCAATGCCGCCGCACAGGCCGCCGCCGCTGTCGTCGCAGAGCCTGCTGCCGCCGAGCAACCCGCATCCGATTGAGCATCACCATGCGCCTGACCACCATCGTCGCGCCGGCCGCCAGGCCCTTGGACGTGCGGGAAGCGCGCAAGCATGTGAACCAGGATTTGACGGTCGACGATGACGACCTCGATTCGTTCATCCGTGGTGCGCGCGACTTTGCTGAAGGCGAGTGCAACCGCACCATCATCGCCACGCGCTACCGGGCCACGCTCGACGGCTTCCCGTGCGTCATCCGCTTGGAGCGCGGCCCCGTGCTGCGCGTGCGCTCGGTCAAGTACCTCGACATGGCCGGCGTGTGGCAGACCGTCGACCCGAGCGACTACGTGGCCGATCTGACAGGGCCGGTTCCGACCCTCACCGAAGCCTGGGGCCGCGTATGGCCGCCGGATGTCGTGCCGCAGGCCGGGTCTGTTCGCGTCGAGTACGACGCTGGCGAGGCTGCTGCGCTGACCATCGACGCATCGACCGACGTGCTGACCATCAAGGGCGGTGTGTGGGGGGCGCTGGCGCTCGATGACGTGCTGCGCCTGTCCAACAGCGGCGGCGTACTGCCATCGCCATTGCGAGAGGACACCGACTACTACGTGCAGTCGCTGCCCACCGAGACCAGTTTCAAGTTGTCGGCCACGGCCGGCGGCGCGGCGATCGACATCACCGATGCCGGCTCTGGAACGCACTACATCGGCCGCGTGCCGGACGGGCTTGTCGCGTGGCTCAAGTTGCGCATCGGCTCGATGTATGACCAGCGCTCCGATGTCGAACTGAGCGCGGTCGACTTCAAGACGCTGCCATACGCCGACGCCATGCTAGATCGCTACCGCGTGGAGTTCGCGTGAACGGTGGCCAGTTCCGATCGCAGGTGCACTTCGAGCGCCGCGGACCGACGCGCGATGACTTCGGCCAGGATGTCGAACGCTGGCAGCACTACGCGACGGTCCGGGCCGACATTCGGTTTCCGACTGGCATGGGTCTGATCCGTGCAGAACGCATCGAGGCTGATCGTGAAGTCAGCACCGTGTCGTGCAGCATCCGCATCCGCTGGCGATCCGACATCACGGCCGACATGCGGGCGCGTGTGCAAGTCGAAGGCGAGTCAATCTACTTCGACATCCGCCAGATCGTGCCAGATCTGGCTCGGCGACAGTACGTCGATCTGGTGTGCGTCACCGGGGCGCGAGAGTAGCCATGGGCATCGACGCCATCGAGGCGGCATCGCGCGGTCAGAACCGTCGCAGTCACGCGCTGGCGACGTTCCCGAAGGAGCGCTTCGCATCGGTCACGTCGAGCCTGAGCGCCGCCATTGCGCGGCTCGCGTCCCCGGAAGCCGTCGATGCCGTGCTGCGGCCTGCGGCCTACGCGGGCGCGCAAGTCATCTACGCCGAGCTGCGCGCGAAGGTGCCGGTGCACAAGGGCGTGTTGAAGGAGTCGCTCTACCGCTGGCACGACAAGAACCGGTCGAAGCTCGGCAAGTCGCAGATCTACATGGTCGGCCCGAACAAGCAAGAGGCCAGGCACTGGGCCAACGTCGAATTCGGGCACTGGAGATACAACCGATCGGCGAAAGGCAAGTGGCTCAGAAGCAAGATCGGCAAGGGGCGCGGTCCGTCTGCGCACGGCGGCCCTGGGGCGCTGAAGACCCCGGTATGGGTGCCAGCGCATCCGTACCTGCGCCCGACATGGGAAGCGCACAAGGCTGACGCGGTACGCGCGATGCGCACCCGGGCCATGGAACGTCTGCGCGACGTGATGGCGGGCCGGGAATGAGCATGGAAGCCGATCTCGTCGCGCTGGTCGGGCCGTTGCTGACCGGTGGACTGTGGCCGGACATCGCCGACGCCAGCACCCGCATGCCGTACGCAACTTTCCAGCAAGTCGGCGGGCAGGTCGTCAACCCGATCAACGGCGCCGACCCGAGGCTTTACGCAGCGCGGATTCAGATCAACGTATGGGCTGCCACACGCAAGGCAGCGAACGAAAAGATGCGGGCCATCGAACAGGCCCTCAGGCCGACACCCTTCAGCGCGCGCCCGATCGGCGCCTTGGTCGCGCTGTTCAACGAGGTCACGCAAGCGCGTGGAGCGATGCAGGACTTCGAGGTCTGGTGGAACACCTGACCCACCTCGAAACCAACTCATGAAGCCCGCCTAGCGCGGGCTTCGTCGTATCTGGCCAGGCCTCCCAAGGGTCAGACCGGTATTGCCCGGAAAGGGCGCAACCACAGCCGCCTTCGGGCGGTTTCTTGTTTCTGAAAGGGCATCCATCATGGCAATGAGCACCCCGGTCGGGACCGCCTACTACGTCTCCCAGACCTTCGCTTCGGCAAAGACCATCACCGGCATCTCGGCCGCCAACCCAGGCTTGGCGACTTCCGTCGCGCACGGGTACGTCGACAACGAAGAGATCCTGCTGCAAGTGGCCTGGGATCTGGCGAAGAACTCGGTCTATCGCGCCGACCAGCAAAGCGCCGACACGTTCCTCGTGACGGGCCTGAACACAACCAACACGAACAACTTCGTGTCGGGCGGCGGCGCAGGTACTGCGCAGAAGGTCAGCGGCTGGCTGGAAATCCCGAACGTGCTGAGCATCTCCCCGCAGGGCGGCACGGCGCGATTCGTCGATGTGCGCTTGGTCAAGTCGCTGCAGGGCCTGAAGCTGCCCGATGGCTTCGAGGCGCTGACGATGACGTTCGAGGTCGGCTTCGATCCTAGCGACACCAACTGGGCGACGCTGCTTGACATCAGCCGCAACACCACTCCGGTGGCCTACAAGTCCGTCAAGGGCAGCGGCTCGGCGACCTACGGCTATGGCTACTTCATGATGAGCGAGGCTCCCATGCAGGCCAGCGGCCAGGTTGACCGCGTGCAGGCCGTGTTCGCCGCACTCGGCCGGACGATCAGCTACGCATGATCGCCAACGCGCAGGCCGGCAACAGACCGGCCGCGCTTCGCTGGCGCAAGCCAGCTTCCACGCGAAGGAAGCCCTTCATGCAAGCACTTCAACCCCATTCGGCGCTGCCGTGATTGGTTGCCTTCCTTCGCAGAGGCTGCCCCGCTTCGGCGGGGTCTTTTTCTCCCATGGGGCCGCGTCGCGCGGCCCTTCGCATTTCTGAAGGTCTGCAACCATGGCAAGCAAGAAACTCGTGATCGACCTGGACCCGAAGGGGCCGATCACCTTCACCCGCGCAATCAAGATCCCCACCGGCGATGGCAAGCCGCTGACCGTCGACTTCGATTTCCTGTTCCGCGATCGCGTCGAGATGGCCGACCTGCTGCAGAAATGGGATGCGCAGTTCGAGAAGTCGCGCGAGCAGGTCAAGACCTCCGCGGATGCAGCGACGGCCGAAGACGCAACGGCTCCGGACGATCGCGGCGACCTAAAGGCGTCAGCCATGGAAGTCATCGAGGCCGATGTCGACACGCTGATGGACTTCATCACCGGATGGAACATCGGCAATGCCGAATTTGGCCGCGAGAACCTGACCAAGTTCGTTCGCCTGTACCCGGGCGCCGCGCTGGCGCTGGTGCGTGACTACCGCGAAGGCATGACCCAGGGCCGATTGGGAAACTGAAGGCCATCGGCGAAGCGCTGCATCGCCGAGGCCCCAGCCCTGAAGAGATCGCATCGGCCGAGAAGTGGGGCTTCGCAGCCGATGACTTCGACGCCGATCCCGTGCCGGTGTGGCCTGCCAACCGGCGCGCAACGATCGTGTTCCTGGCGATGCGAACGCAGTGGCGGACGGGGTTCAACGGCCCGACCGGGCTGGACTACTGCGCGTTGCCCGAGGTCTGGAAACGACTGCAGATCCCGAAGAAGAAGCGCGATCAAGTGTTCGACGACCTTCGCGTCATCGAAGCCGCTGCGCTGACTGAAATGCACAAGCCCAAGGATTGACCGCACATGGCCGCTGAAGAAGTCCAAGCAGCAGGCGTATTCGAGCTGCGGGCGGATGGGTCGCAATTTGCGGCCGACATCGCCCAGGCCGAAGCCGTTGCCGCACGCTTCGAGCGCACTGTCGTTGCGGCGTTCAATCGCGCCGGCACCGCGTCGGCCCAGATGGGCGACGATGCTGGTGCACGCCGGTTCGCGGCCAGCACCGAGCGCGAGATCATGGCACTTGAGCGCAAGACAGCGGCGCTCACGTTGTCGCAGGCCGCGCTGCGCCAGTACGAGGCATCGGGCAAGGGCATCGCCGACAGCGTTGCCGGCCCGCTGGTGTCGCGGCTGGGACAGGCCGAGGCCGCGTTCAAGAGCCTGAGCGCCAGCATCGCGCAAGCCGCCAACGCGCAGGCCTTCGACCGCATCCTGACCGACTCCGTGAAGCTCGGGCAGGTCGGCAAGAACATCGACAGCATCACGTCGGCGCTGGAGCGTCTGCAAGGCGAAGAACAGCGGCTTGCGCAGACCAAGGTCTTCGAGGCGCGCGTCGCCGAAGCGGCCAAGCTCGGCATGGCCGAGCAGTACATGGCGCGCTACACGCAAGCCGGCGCCAATATGTCGGCGGCCGAGCGCGCGTTCGCGGCCGACCGATCATTCGTTGACGGCCTCAAGCGCCGATCCGACGCCATCGGCAAGACTCAATCCGACCTGCTGGAACTCGAAGCGGCAGAGCGTGGCGTCAGCGCACAGGCGGCACCGTTCATCGCCAAGCTGCGCGAGCAAGAGCGTGCGCTCGGCATCTACAGTGCCGGCGCGCGCGATGCGCGAGTGCAGACCAACCAGATGCGCACGGCGCTGCAGCAGTTGCCGGCGCAGTTCACCGACATCTTCACGAGCCTTGCCGGCGGCCAGAACCCGCTGCTGGTGCTGATCCAGCAGGGCGGGCAGATCAAGGACAGCTTCGGCGGCGTTGGCAACGCTCTGCGCGGCATCGGTGGCGCCATCGCTGCTGCGTTCACGCCAGTCAACCTGCTGATCGGCGGCGCCGTCCTGGCAACGGCCGCGCTGACGGGCGCATTCGTGGCCGCGGACAAGGAAGCTGCAGCCTACCGACAGTCGCTGGCGCTGACCAACAATGCGGCCGGCACCACGATCGGCCAGATGCAGGCGATGGCGCAGGCCGTTTCCGCGGTCACTGGCGGCACGCAGGGCAAGGCAGCCGAGGTGCTTGCGGCGCTAGCCGGCAGTGCCCAGGTCGCCGGCCGAGACCTGCAGAAACTCACCGCGGCGGCCATCGCGCTTGAACGCGCTGGCGGTCCGGCCGCACTGGACACCGCGAAGGCGTTCGCGTCGCTCGCCGAGTCCCCGACCCAGGCCGCGCAGGCGCTCACCAAGTCGACCAACTTCCTCACCGCGGCGGTGTACGAGGAGGCGCGGGCGCTTGAACTGCAGGGGAAGAAGAGCGAGGCGGCATCGGTGGTGCAGCGCGCGTATGCCGATGCAGTGCAGAGCGGCGCGCGCGATCTGGAAACCGGGCTCGGAACGCTTGAGAGGGCATGGCGCACCGTTGGTGATGCTGCCAAGGGTGCGTACGACTCGATGCTTGACATCGGCCGGACGCGAACCCCGGAACAGCGCATCGCGGACATCCAATCGGCGCTTGAGGCCAACGCGCGTCGCACCGATTCGTCGGACAGTCGTGACCCGGTGAGCGGGCGCGTCCGGCAAGGCGCCGACGCACAACGTCAACAACTGCTTAATGAGTTGTGGAAGGCCAAGAGCGAGGTTGCCATCAAGGCGGTCGAAGCAGTCGGCCAAGCGTTCACGAACGAGGCGAACAAGGGCGCCGTCGAGTTTTCGAAGCTGGCCGAGTCGGTCAAGTTGCCGACCCTTGCGCTGAAGCAGCAGGTCGAACAAGTGAAGACCTTCGGCGCTGCAGCGGTTGCGGCCGGCACCGCCACGCAAGCGCAGGTCGACGCGATGATTGCGCGCGTCACGTCCCTGTCTGCGGCCAATCAGCAGTCCATGGCTGCCGTGCAAGCCAGCATCCAGGCTGCTGCCGTGATTCAGGCCGCGCAGACAACGGCCAATCTGGAAGCACTGCAGCATCAGCGCGCGATCGGGTTGCTCAATGAGTACCAACTGATCGAGCAAGTCGCGGCAGCCAACGTCGCGGCATCGCAAGCCGAAGAATCTCGGATCCAGCAGGCCATTGCCAACGCCAAGCGACTGCCGGCTGAACAGCAGCAGGCTGCGCTGACGACTCTGCGTGGTCAGGCCGAAGCGCAGGCGATCACGACGGCCAAACTCCGCACCAAGGGCGAGACCGATCTCCGAGAGGCTCTGTATCGACGCAAGTTGGCGACTGATGCTGCGTACGAGTCGGAACGTCAACTGACCGATCAAGAGCGCGAAACCGCGCGGGCCGCAAACGACTCGGCAATGGCCGCGTACGCGATCGCGGCAAAGAACTATGCCGACAGCCTCGATGATGCTGTCTACGCGCAGCGAGCCGAACTGCAAGCTGCCATGCAGAGCGACCTTCAACGGTCGATCTCGCTGCAGCAATTGCAGGTTGAACTGAACCTGCGCCGCCAGATCCGCGACATTCGCAGTGACTCCCGCCTGACGGCTTCGCAGCAAGATGAGCAAGTTGCGCGCGCCACCGAGCTTGCGAAACGCACAGCCGAGCAGGTCACTTCGAAGGTCGTCCAAGACTTCGAGACCAACGGCGCGCGCCAGATCTCCGATGCACTCGTCACCGCGCTGGAAGGCGGCTTCGACAACGCCTGGGACTACCTGAAGAACCTGGCCAAGCGCCAGATCATCGAGATTGCGTTCCGGCCGATCGCCAACTCGGTCGGCGGGGCGGTGCAGGGCGCGATCACCGAACTGCAGGGCGGCACGTCGACCAATGCGAGCTACATCCAGGCCGCATCGGCGCTGCAGAGTGCCTACGGCTACGGCAAGAGCGCGTATGGCTGGCTGATGGGTTCGTCTGCGGCTGGCGGGAGCGCGCTGGCGAACAGCGGCGGCGCGGTGGGCATGGCTGACTGGTACGCAGGCACTGAGGCGGCCGGGGCATCGGCCGGCGCTGCGGCTGGCTCTGGATCTGGGTCGCTGGCCGCCACGGCATCAAGCTGGGGACCATACGTCGCGGCCATCATCTCTTCGTACTTGGTCAGCAGCTCCGCCTACAAGAAGGGCTTCACGAGCCAGAACATGGACTCCAAGTTCTGGGAGTCCCCGCTGTCCGGAGAGGTGACGAATGCCGCCGCCCGGCTCATGACCAGCCTGGGCATCGGCAGCGACCGGAACAACCAGATCTTCAGCGGCGCGGCGGGCTTCAATTTCCTGCTTGGCCTTGGCTCTCCCCACATAGCAGCGCAGGGGGTGCAAGGCACCATCGGTGCCGGCGCGTTCAGCGGCACCGCGTTCGCCGACATCAGGCAAGACGGTGGGCTGCTCCGCAAAGACAAGAAATGGACCGAGACGGCCGCTGTCACGCAGGAGATGGATCGCTTCTTCGACGACGCGGCAAAGGCCGTGCTTGAGAAGTC